TAATAATGTATCTATCGTTAGACCCATCATTCATTACTGCATCTACATTTATAGAAGAAGTACCTGTGTTAGAAATAAGTAAACCTATTACGATTTGCTTATTAGAAGTTGCAGAGACAACAGTAGTCAAATTATTATCAGCTAGTGTTGCGTCAGCTTGTGAAAAATTATTTGCCATGTGTTATCCTAATGCTATTGCGAAAGGAATACTGTTATCCGTTGCCGCAATTGTTAAAGTTTCGTTTCCACCATCACTGCCCTCAGTGAAAGTTACATTTGTACCAGCTACTAATTTACCATTAAGATAACCAGCAGTAGTGTCGTTAGATGATACTTTAGAGGTTTCATCTGTGTTTACTCCTATGGAAGACCATGCAGAGCCATTATAATATTTTAAAACATTTGTAGTTGTATTGTATACTAAGTCACCTTCATCTAAAGAAGATGTAGGGTCACTTGAAGCTACTCTATACCTGTCAGCAAAACTATTTACGCCACTAATGTTTGAAGCAGTTGTATTTACTGAAGCAATGTTACTTGCTGTTGTATTTACATTAGCGATTGCACTGCCAACAGTATTTACGTTAGCAATTGAACCAGCCACTAAATCTATTTCTGAACTTGCCTCGGCTAAGTCATCGGCAACAGCTTCTATTTCTGTTAATTTATTTTCTACTGCTGCAACATCTGCTGATATTCCAGCAACAGCAGTTATATCACTAGAAATTCCGGCAAGTGTTGTTATGTTACTATTTTGCCCGGCTACTGTATTAATGTTACTCGCATTTGAATTGACTGTATTAATTGCTGTTTGGTCTGATGATGTTGGTGTTGTTCTAAGCCATGTTGTGTTACCTAAATCATACACCATCATTACATTGTTTGTTGAATTAAAATATAATGCACCATCAATTAAAGTCGCACCATCATTGTCTTGAGTAGGGTCTGAACTTTTTGCTCCTAAATATCTATCATCAAAACTATCATAACTAGCTGCGGCACTTGTTGCAGAACTCGCTGCATTAGTAGCTGATGTACTCGCATTACTCGCTGATGTACTAGCCTCACTTGCTTTAGTAGTTGCAGTTGACGCTGACGTACTTGCAGAAGTTGCCGATGTACTTGCCTCACTAGCTTTTGTTGTCGCTGTACTAGCCGAAGTGGCTGCACTTGTAGCCGATGTACTTGCCTCACTAGCTTTTGTTGTCGCTGTAGTAGCACTAGTACTTGCACTAGTAGCAGAACTTGCTGCACTTGTGGCTGAACTAGCCGCTGCTGTCGCTTGAGTTGTTGCTTGATTTACTTGTGAAGTAGCTGCCGTATCAACATAGTTTTTAGTTGCTGCGTCTTGTGCTGACGTAGGGTCTACAACATTTCTTAATTTCTTAGTACCTACATCATATTGAAAATCTGTATTTGATATTTTAATAACATCGTCTGCGTCATCAATAGCCTCTTGTCCCATAAAGAACGCTTGAGTAGAGTCTGTGTCTAAATCATTTTCTGTTAAAACTGAACCAGCCGCATAATCTGTTAATCTTACAGTTTGACTTGTTGTTCGTCTTATTTCTATAGAACTATCATTGGCCGGGGCAGAATCAAAAGTAATCTGTGTTCCAGCACCGTTCCATGTAAAAGCAGTTGTGGCTGAACCCCCTATAGTGACAGTTATATCGCTCTGCGACCTATAACTAAAAGGTACAGCGTAAGCAGTGGTTGAACCATTGCCGGTGTATCTCACAAATGAGTTAGCCATTTATACTCCTTTTCTTTCTAATATGGGTACTAATTATCTATCTTCTGGAAAGTTTTCGCCAAACAATCTAAGTGACTGCTGTATTCCTAACATATTCTGCCAAGCCAATAAACTTGTAGCATTATTCCAATCTGTTCTATTATAACTTCTATCTGGGTTAAATGCTGCTTTTCCCGGTGCTTGTATAGCTGGTAAAAGTTTTTGAAATATTAATGAATATGTTGGATTACCAGTTATAATGTTTGTGTCTAGTCCACTACTTCTAAAGTGAAACAATGGGTCTTCTCTAAACGGACTTAATCCTAAATCAATTAATGGTGGCATAATAGACGCAAATGCAGCTCGTTGAAATGCAGCTTTTGCAATTGCTTCTGAAGACAATCTTTCTTCTAAAAACTTTTTACTATCACTTCTTACTAATGATTGTGCGTATGATTGTAACATATAAGCATTTCCAGCCATAAACATACTTAACATAAAACCTTCAAATGCTTGGAAGTCTCTTATTCTCATTCCATGTACTGCGTGTTTACCCCAAGCAGTCATCATAAAACTTCTAAATTGAAATAAAGTTTTACCTAATGTTCCGTCTGGTGTTCCACCAATACCTCTTAGCATTCCAAAATATGCTGTTTCACCAATGTCATTTTCTTGAACAGTTCGTCTTGCAAAACGTCTTACAGCAACAACAAGGGCTGCTCTTGCCTCATGGTCAGTCCATATATCTAAATTAGCCATGTGGAGTTTACCCCCCATTTCACCTTTTTGATATTTAGCGTGTTCTTTAAACTGTTGCATAATACGTTCACGCATTCTAGGACTAATACCTAAGTCTAACATTCTCTCAGCGTCTTTAGTTCCAAGTTCAACACCTAAAACTTTTTTAGAAAATACTTTTTTACCAGTGTTTGCTTCTCTTGCAAATTTAGTTAAAATTTCTTTAACCGTAATACGTTGCATTATTGTGTTAGTAAGAAACATACCAGAGAATATTGAAGTGGCTCTGTTACCAACATCTAAAAATCGTTCTGCTTTTCCAATAGTCTCATTACCCATACGAGAACCAAAATCATCTGTTTGGTTTGTAATAGCTTGTAATGTTTTTTGTGAACCAATACCACCAAACCATAATTCAGCTTCAGCTAGTAATGGGTCATCAAGCGTACCGTCTTTCATTTTTTTCAACATCTTACGCATTGCTGGTACGTGTTTAATAGTATTAATTACACCGATGTTAGCCATAACAACACCAAACTCTGCTATTTGTGCAAAACCTACTTGGTTCATTAATCGTGAAAAATTATATTTACGTATAAATCTAGCAGCAGTTGATAAAGTTCCAGTAGGGTCATTTTCAAGTGGAACGCCTACAAGATATTTCCAACCATCTTCTAAAGCTTGTACTTCTATTTCAGCTTTATTATCTGATACGCCTTTACCTCTGTAATTTGTTCTAGTTTGATTTATAAGTTTACGCCATTCACTGTCAGATTTAATTCCTTTTTGTGCTAAAGCAATTCTACCAGTTGTTGAATTAGCATAGTTTAAGAATAATAATTCAGCGTCATTTTCAAATAAATCTTCTATGTTATATTTACCATCACTATATTTTTCATCTAATTGAATACGATGTTTAAGATAAGAAGGTGAGCTTCCATCTTCTCTAACTACTTTAAATAAATCGTCAGCTATTTCATCTATCTTATCTAAACCTAAATCTGTTTTATCTTGCAGTAATGTTCTAAATGTATCTTTCTTTTCCATAGAAGTAAGTACATGATTAAGATTAATTCCTTGTTCTACTTTACTACCTCTAACTACTTGCATTAAATGTCTTGCTACAGCAAATCTTGCTGTTTCATCTATATGTTTAGAAGACGAAGACAGCATTGCTTTAGATAAGAAACGAACTACATTCTCTTCACCTATTTCAGCTACTAAGTCATCTAACTTTTTACGTGACCATATTCTTGTTATATATCTATAATTAGTCTCAACATCTTCTGCTCCACGCACACCAACATTTTTCATCATTTCTAACAATTCTCTATATTGATTACGTTGTATGTCAGCCATAGCGTCCACCCATTTATTTCCTGTAGGTGTGTCACTACGAATAGCTTTAGAAACTAAAGAATTAAATTCTGCTCTAGCATCACCACTAAAACTACCTAATGTTATTTTTCTACCACTTTGCTTTTGTTCTGATACCCACCCTTTAAAATTTATAGAGTGTGCTTTGTTGTAAATTAATCGTTGTCTATCATGTTCAATACCTTTTAATAAACTAGCTGATGAAGGCCTTACCCAACCTTTTTTAGCAGCTCCTACTGGGTCTTCAAACAATAACCAACCTAGTTTTCTTACAAAAGAATTTTTAGAACTGTTAGTAGCATTGGCTCTATCAAAACGATAACGTGAAGCCCATGTCATAGGAGCGTCATCAGCGTCATCAAAAAACTCCCAACGTTTTTCTTTTACAAAATCCATTGCGTCAGTTTCGTTATCAAACGTATCTAATAATTCTGCTTTATTAATATCACATTCTGCCATAATTATTTACATTTTAGAACGTCAATTGTTCCGTCTTTATTTGTTCGAACAATGACTTCATCATTTATCCCTTCTGCGTTTTCTCTTAGTAAAATTTCTTTATGTCCGTCTGAACGAACCATAGTGTTTTTATTTATATCAAAAGTAGGGTCTTCCCAATCTGCTTTTTTATTGTCTAAACCTTTGTAATATTTGTCACCTTTAGAAGTCATTACCATACCATTCTTTTTTAGTAATGCCGCCTCTTCTGCTTTTAAAGTATCTAATAAAGATTTTTCATACTTACTTAAATTTCCTGTCCTACGTAACGCACCAAAACTAGCACCTAATAACGAACCAAATAAAATACCATACTTAACATCGTCCATATCCATTTCAGGATTTTGTGTAGCAAAATATGTTTCAATAGCACCAATAGATACACCACCGGCTAAACCAGATTTAAAAGCATTTTTTAATCTACTTGCTTTTTGTGTTAAACTCATAACACTAGCAGCAGTACCTACTCCTGTTTCAGCTAATGCTATTGCAACCCATGCTGCTGGGTCTAAGATAGTAGCAGCAAGTGTTAATGCTATTCCTTTGCCTTGACCTTGAGACATAATAATTTTTTTCTTTTTTTCGTAATCAAGAATTTGTCTTCGTATCTCTAAACCATGAGCGTAACTGTGAACGGATTCAAAGTTATCTAAATATTCTGCTGGAAGGTCTTTCATAAAAATTTCAAAGTCTTCTTTTTTAGGAACGTAATTAACATCAGGTGCTAAGTCTGGTTTTCCCATTTGATTCATAATCATAGGAATGATTTGATTACTAACAATTGCTTGTTTAGTTGCATCGCCTAAAGAATATTCATTTCTTAATCCTTCAGCTAGTATATCACTTTCTTTATCAATTAATTTTTGTTCAAGGTCACTTCTAGGTTCATTATACGTTGACTCCCAAGAACCCGGCTCACTTAATCTATCTAAGTAACCATCATCTATTGTTTGTTGTACTTCTACTTTAGCTTTTTCTTTAGCTATTTTTGTTTCTTCTGTTTCAGTTTGAAACTCTTTTAATTTTTCTGCCTCTGCTTCTGCTTCTAAATTAGACACCAATGAACTAATCCATCCAGCCCCAGTGTCAGCAGTATCTAAAATTTTTCTTGTTGTTTGTTCGTCTTCAAATACTTCACGAAAAGCATTTTCATCAAAGGTAGTAAAAGATTCTACTTTATCCGTTATTTCATCTTGACTTAAATCATCTATGTTTTTTTTAGCGATAAAAGGAAGAAGAAAATCAGCTTCAGAGTTTCTTCTAGTATTATAAGCGTCACCAAAATTTCTTAAATTATTTACAGCACCTTCCCAATCACCACTTGTAGTTTGTTCCCAAAAGTTAGGTGTGCGTGATTCTAAATCACCATATTGAAATGCTACACTAGCAAGTGCAGTTGCTTGTCCTTCATTTAACGTGTCAAAAGATGTTCCAGTAGAAGACTCCCAAGAATTTTTAAGATTTAGTAATGCTTCACTTTTAGCAAATTTATTAATTAACTGTGCGTCTTCATCACTTACTTCTAAGAATGACGCAACTTCTTGTGCCTCAGCACCTTTTAACATTAAATATGGTGCTAATTTATTAATTAATTTTTGTGGTAATCCTTCTAAATCTTCTAGTGACCTTTGTCCTAAATCAAATCCTGAGGCAATAGTAACACCAGAATTAGAACCTTCAGCGTTAGGTACATATCCTTGAAGTCTATATCCTTCTTTTTCTAATATAAAATCCCAGTTAATATTACTCATAGTTATCTTCTATCCATTTCTTTTGTTCTTCTGGTTTCATTTTGTCCCATTCACTTTTCTTCATGCCTTTTGAATAGTACTTAGGTTTGTAAAGAATATTATCTCCACCTACTTTGTAAGGATAATTTTCTTCCATACCGTCTTTAATTGAATTGTACCATTTAGTGTGACCAGATAAGATTTGCTTTAAAACTTGGTCAGTGTCATATTCCCATTTCATTTGAGAAATGTTTTTAATTGCTTTTGTATTTTCTAAAGTTCCATCAATATATTTATCTTGTGTTTCACTTACACCGTAAGTCATATCACCAGTCACACCTTTAGGTGTGTAATCGTCTAATACTTGTGATGCTGAAAAATATACAAATGTTCCGTCATCATTCATAACTGGCATTTGTGTGGCTTTTTGTGATAACATGAACCAACCACCTTGAATTGGTTTTAAGAAAATATCATCTGCGTCATACTCTTCAATATTATTTTCTTCTATCCACCTTTCAGAAATAAATTGACTTCTCTCTGTTATAACATCAGGGTTTTTATTTTCTAAAGCCGCAGCATTAACTAAAACACTATCAATTAAAACAAAACTATCAGCTACATCTTGTAATGCTTGTTCAACAGCACTCTCAGCAGCATTTCCAGTAAATAACCATTCTGAGTCTACTGACTCTATTGGCATTCCAAAATTGTAATATATTTCTGCTAAAGCCATAGCTTTATTTAAAGCAATACTTACATCATAATTATCTACACCTTTAAATTTATCAGCCCACCAAGAACTAAATGCACCTTCTAAACTACTTCTTACATCAGGTACTAAAGAAATTGGAATAGATTTATTATCAACATTGTCAGTTAAAGTTTTAGAAATAATTACTAAAGCTTCTTGATATGTTTTTCCAGTTGTTGTTAAATGTTCTATGCCATTGTAAAAAGCTTTTTGGTCATCACTTAAATATAAGTGTGCTTGTCCTTTAGAGCGTAAAAATTTATAATGTTTTAATCCTAATTCTATTTTGTTAATTTCTGGTGAAGTTATTTGTCTGTCAACATTTATAAAATCGTAAGGGTTAGTTGCATTAAAACCTATTTCTAAAGCGTTCTTCCACTCCGGGTGAATAAATCCTTTTGTCTTATCAAAGACACCGTTCATAATCCAAAATTCTCTTTGGTCTTCTGGTATAATATTTTTAGCAATAGCTTCATCTACTTGTCCAGTAATAAGAGTTTGCCAGCCAAGAATAGCTTTATCTTTGTCACCTTTTTTTGAAAGTTTATGTGGCTCTGCTATCATCATAGTCATAAAGTCCATAGTACTTGCACCATCACTTGCTCTGCTATAAATTTCATTAAGAATTTTAATTGATTTTTCTGCTGTATCTTTGTTATCTAAGAAACTAGGTAATTGTCCGTTCTTACCTCTTTTAGATGTTAATGCTGAAACAATAAAATCTAAAGTTTCTGGGTCTGAGCCAACAGTTTTAAATATATCTACTTGGTTATCTAAGTAATCAAGCACCGTATCATTCATTTGGTCAAAAGATAAAAAACCTTCTGCCTCTTTTGTTTGAATTAACATCTCTACAGCTTTTAAACGGTCTTTATTGTTATCTAATGCAGCTAAAGATGTATCTAATTGCGTGTAAAATGTCCCTTGTTTATCTTGTATGAGTTGTAAAGCGTCTGCTTCTAACTTTTTACCATTAATTTCTACTCTAAATTTATCAAATATTTCATTATAACCTCTTATGTATGAAGAACTCATACCGTCAAAAGTTCTATTTACAGATTCAAATTGTTCATCAAGATTTATCTTAGCAAGATTTTGTCCTACAACATTTTCTTCAATAGATTTTCTATCTTGCATTGCATGAGCAACACCAAAGTTTACATCAGTAACAGCCGCAGCATATTGACTGTCTAGTCCTTTTACTCTTGGGTCACCATTTTTAATTAATTGTTTAATTTCATCTGGGTCAGTAATACCTTCTGCTTTTAATTGTTCAAAAACATCTTGGGCTATTTTTTGTTTATTGTTAACATACGACTTACCAAAACTTCTAAAGTCTTTTTCAAAGTTAGATAACGCATTAGCGACTTGCTCTAGTTCATTTGTTCTAGGCGTGTTAGGTCTACCGGCTGATGTGCCTTGATAGTAAATGTTTTGTACTGGACTTTTATATACCATTACGCTGTTGTCCCATAATCATATTCATCTTTCTTGTATTGAAGACCAGCACCAGCTAAATTTAAAGCTAGTCCCATCATTGAAGGTTTAACTGGTATAGGTAAATTATTAACAGTACGTTGATAACCACCAAAAGCTTCTTGTTCTTTTCTCATAAGAGAAACAATGTCTTGATTAAATGCTGCGTCTACATCAACCATATCCATACTTGCCGCAGCGCCAATGTCTTTAAAGATAGCATTAGCATTTCCAACATTCATATTTAAATTTTCTGCAATAGAAGAAATTTTAGCTAATTTAACTTTAAACTTTTCTCTAGTTTTTTCTTCTGCCGCTTCTTGAAGTTGCCAATCTACTTGTCCAATATCATCTAAGTAACTTTTACTAGCGTTTTGTTTTGCAACAAAGTTAGCATGAACAGATTGATTATATTTTTTCTTGTCTGCTTGGTACTGCATAACTTTACTGCCGACATTTATCGCCATTCCAGCCGCTTGAATGCTACACATTATTCATCTCCTTTATTACAAATATAAAATCTTTATTCTCTACTCCGTAGGGTAGTTTTTTTCTGGGTTCAAATCCTAGAAACTGTAACCACTTTAATGATTGCCAATTTCTTTCATCTACAAAGTTATATAAAAATTTATAACCTTCACCCATTTCCTCAACCCACTTAGGACACTCTTTTAAAAATTGTCTAGTGTGGTTAAATAATTGTTCACTTGATAATAACCAAGCAACACCGTATTGTGGGTCTTGTTCGCTTGGTGTTGAACCAAACATACCAATGACACCTTCTTGCTCTGTACCTAGTATTGTAAATGTTTTATGTTTTTCATACGTAAAAGGTAACACTAAAGCTTTCAATGGTGTTACTCCGTGTGACGCTTGTATTTCTTGTCTATCAAGTTTTCTCATTTTAGGGGCTAATTCTAAAGCGTCATCTAGAACTGCCTTTCTTACACATTTTTCCATTATCCTCTTCTTGAGCGTCTATGATAAAATCCTTCAATTTCTGCTGAAATAAATTTACTTGGTAAGTGAGAATTATTATTAAGAGTACACGTAAATTGAGTATTCTTAGATTGTATCGGTATTCTATATGTCCCACTTGCAATGTTAGGTTGTCCTATTACAGAGTTTGCAGAGTTAATTACATTACCACTCATTTCATAAGTTGTTGTTGAACGTCCTTCAGGTGATACATCTACTGTAAAGAAACCACTATCTTCATAATCTACTGACATAGTTCTTATTTGATAACGTCCTGAAGTTATAGACATTGCTCCACCTTGTCCTTGCTCTTTCATATATGGTTTTGTAAACTGATAACTTGAATTAAACTTAGCACCAAACACACATGATGTGTGGTTACCTTCAACAATAACAGTAGTAGTACTTTGAGAAACAATATTTAAGTCAGCACCGTTAGTAGCGTCTACACAAAATAATGTTTGGTTATCAGTATACGGAACAGTAAAAGTTGTTTGGTCATTAGCTGCACTATATGTTCCAGTAAGTGTGCTAGTCTTCATATCTAAATGAATAGAAAATCCTAAAGAACCAAAATCAGGATTACGTAAATCTATACGTAATAGTTTAGCATTAGTGTTTTCATTAACTAAGACATATAAATAACTATCATAAGCCTCGGCTGATAATATTTGCATATTATTTAAAGTCCAAGTAGACCAAGATGATTGTACTTTTTTATTTGCGTCAAAGAAATATTTATAAATATATAAAGTGTTTGCATTGGTTGCTGTTACAGCACTTCCCGGAGTGTACGGTGCAGTGTTAACGCCATCAATTGTATCGTGACATAATACAATCATTGTATCTTCAATTTGATTTGAAATAATCTTGTATGCGTTATTAGGAATTAATTTACTAACACCTACAGTTATATCTATACCATCATTTGTAAGTGTATCATCATCTGCAAAGTATTCTGTTAAAGCTGTTTTATCATTTCTGTTTTGTGCAAAGTAAACAAATTTACCAGCAGATTTTGGAGCAACACTTGTATCATGTGAAAATGTGCTAGTCTTTGATAATACTGCTGTTGTTGGAGATATGCTATCACCAGAAGATTCTAATATATATTGTGCTTCTTCAGAAAATAATAAAAGTTGTTCATTAAAATCTATAGAGTTATAAAGTTTGTTAACAGTAGTACCACTAGCTGCAATATCAATAGGGTCAGTATCTAAAACATCTGTTCCTGTAGTTGCATAATAATTAAAATACGAACCATTTTCAGATAATATTAAATTTTGGTCAGCAATAATTCCTAATCTGTTTTGAAAGAAAGTTAGATTATTTATTTGTTTACCTACAAAACTAGGTGCAGCATTTGTATCAGCGTCACCAGCTACTCTATTAGTCCATGTAGCTTTACTAAAAGTAAATGTACCATCATTATTATTTATTAAAGTGTGTGGCATAGTTGTTGAGTTTAATCCTACTTTAACTCCCGGCCCAACAGTCTCTTTCCATACACCATTGCCTTCAAACTTTACGTAGTAATCAGATAAAGCGTCACCTTCATCGCCAGTTATTTGTATAATAACTCCAGTTTTTCCATACCAAGGTAAATCTGCAAAATCAGAAATTGTATCTTTAATTGCATACATTGCTTGGTTACCAAAACCATCTGTAGTTTCTACTGTATAGTCTTTACCGTCAGGAACACTTGCATACAAAGTATTACCATAATATTCAAAATTAAATTCAGCAGTTATTTCTGAATAGTTTTTTAATCCTTGTGAAGTACTTAACTGCGCACCGGTATCTGTTCTAACAGTTTCAAAACCTATACCGTCAGCACTGCCATCCCAATCTGCACTTGAAGTTCCATACATAAGTATGTCAGTTATCTTTGCAGTATCTCTAAACTTACCGTCTGTACTTGCGTCATTACCAGTTGGCATTTGAAAACGTACTTCAATAGGATAAGCTATATCTGCATGAGTAAGTTTAACTTTATACTCTCTACCGTATTGTGAACTTTTAACATAAATTAAAAACTCTTCTACTTTAGCTGCTGTTGTTGAAGTATTTTCTGCAATAGTTTTTTGTTTATTAGAAACAAATGTATAGTCAGCAATATTTGTAAATCGTAAATCTTCTAAAGCGTTTGTTGTAGTAAGATAACTAACACCATCAGGAGTATTGACAGTTTTTTCATTTCCAGCTAAATCAAATACTTTAACACCTTGATTATAAAATACTGCTAAGTATTGATTTGAACTATCTCTGTTAATCCAGTGTACGTGTGCGTTATTGGGGAAGGCTGTGCTAGAAAGAATATTAGCTACAAAATCTGAGGAAGGTCTTTTTGATAATCCGTCAACAAGGTTAGACGAAAAGTTTACTTGAGACTCAGCTTGTGAAACGTTACGTTGAACTGGGTTCTGTTGGCTAATTCCATTAATAAGGTTTGGTATGGATTGCGAAACTACTGGCATAGCTAAGACCTACTAGAACGTTTACTGCCACGATTAGTAATGTAATTCATATTGTATTCATCTTTAAGAATATTAGCGTCCATTGCTCTAGAGTCTGCCGCCTCAAATGCTACGTGTGCCTCTTGTTCATCTAAGTTAGCAAGTTTAACTAATTCACTTGCACCAATGTATCTAGCTGCAAATCTTCTTGATGCTTTAACTACAATATAACGTCTTGCGTACTCCGGGATATGTTCAAACTGTTGTACTAAAACTTTATCTACTTGAGGGTTGTATGTGAATACATCTGTTTTATTTTTTAGGTCATACAAAAATCCATTACGAATAGTGTATTGATATAAATATTGATTAGGTGGTGATGCCTCGACTTGCACACAGTTAGAATCTAAAGGTACTTTGTTGTCTGTGTCTCTTGACATTGTAATTTCAAATTCTCTATTAAAGAACCAACCTTGAGATTGAACACTCATAGATGTTTCATCTAAAATGTTTTTAGCTACAGCCACGTCAGTACCAATGTTTCCTGTTATACTAGAGACTGGCGCCTCACCAATAAAACTAAGCATGGTGTTTATCGCTTGTAATTCAGTTGTGGGTGTAATCTGTGTTGTCATATTTTCCTATTTTACCGGGGTATAAACATACTGCTCACTTGCTACAACGCTCTGTGCGTTGAGATATGAGCCTAAAATTTTTTTTTAAAAGGGGGCAAAAGCCCCCAATTAATTATTTATTATAAAAATTAAAGATTAAGCTTCTTTAATTCCTATTGCCGCTTCTGGTCTTAGAACTCCATGACCCATTGCGTACTTACTTACCATTAATGTCCCTTGACGTCTCATGTCATATTCCATTTCGGAAGCCAAATCCATAAGCTTAACCGTACCGGCTGCTGATGGGTGAGAAACCAAACAAACATAATTTGCTAAGTTAACTTGTTGTGGGTTAGAGCCACCTTGAGTAGCACTACCACCCGGCACTCCAGTATTTGAAGAAAGGTCAGCAGCGATGTCACCGAAGTGAGCAGTTGGTACTAACTCAATTCCAGCAACCTTCATTACTTTACCTTCTTTAACACCACCGTTTGCTCCACCACTGTAGTCAATGTTGACTGCATTTGTAGCGTTAGCCATTTTGTAGTATTCTTCAAGTCTGATGAATGCTTTTCTACCTTCTTTTGGAACGTAGTTAGCGTCTAGTTGTTTTGCTGCATCGAACAAAGAATCAATCATTGCATTTGCAGCAGTTGCCGCAGTTGCACTTGCGATTGAAGTGTTTGTTAATACAGTACCAGATGCGTACCCTGAGTCACCTACGTTAGCTGACCCTTGAGCTGCTTGTCCAATAGTTTGTAGAACGTGTTTGTCTTTTTGGAATGCTAATGCACGTCCAATTTCTGTACTATAAGCCGACCTGACATCCCAATGGTTTTTAGCTTCCTCTAGGTTAGATAAAAATACACTAGATATTAATAAATCGTTTATAGTAATTACTTTTTCGTTGTGGTTTACGTCACTTCCTGTGATTTCTGCCCCCGGTGTGTGGTAACTCGCACCAACTCTCCCCATGACGGGAAATGTTGCCGACTTGCCAGAAGATATGGAACGTACCATATCAGCACCGTTAGTAACTGTAGACCTTTCAAACGCAGTAAGAACTTCGCCTGAAAAGACTTTGAGAAACAAGGCATCTTCACTACCAGAAGCATTGACTTTGCCCACCGATACTGGTGATGCTGCTGTCATAATAATCTCCTTTAGTTT